CTTGCTAACAACGAATTGTCATGTGTATAAATTTGGTACTGCGTACGAGAGTCGAACTCGTCTTCTCAGGTTGAAAACCTGATGTCCTAACCGATAGACGAACGCAGTATTTCAATTAACTAACTCAATACAGTAATTATACCTGACTTCTTAATAAAAGTCAAGAACTATCTGCATTACTGGAACAGCGGGTGAGATTTGAACTCACGGTTTTTCGGGTTTGCAATCCGATCCATTGGACCACTCTGGCACCGCTGCATAAACTTTGGTGGGTCAGGTGGGATTCTAACCCACGATCAAGGCATTATGAGTACCCTGCTTTGGGACACTAAGCTACTGACCCAAACTGGCGTCCCGTGAGGGATTCGAACCCCCGACCTGTGGTGTAGAAGACCATTGCTCTATCCACTGAGCCAACGGGACATTAACTGGTGCGAGAAGCGGGACTCGAACCCGCATGCCCATTACAGACGTCGGGTTTTAAGCCCGATGCGTATACCGTTCCACCATTCTCGCATAAATTCTGGTACGGATGATGGGACTCGAACCCACAGAATCCTGCTTTTGAGGCAGGCACGTATACCAATTCCATCACATCCGCATGGCTCCGTCTTGCTGAAACAATAACAGCTATTTTAACTCGGGAGAACGGAAGCACCGAGATTAGTCGTCGACACAACTTGGCGGAGCGTCAGGGAGTCGAACCCTGTGACCCTATTACTAGAGTCTACAGATTAGCAATCTGCTGCATTACCGTCCTGCCCACGCTCCAAATTACATTGTTGGACCATTACCGTTCTTAAACCCTACAGTACCACCCTGAGCCTTTACACGCTCAATTACGTCTTCAAACGAGATGGGTCTGAAGTCTGTCTGTTCGACGCACACACAGTGGTAGCGAGGATCAACGGTCGTAACACCGAAACGATCAGTCATCATAACCTTATTGGTATGAGTATGACCATGGATGTTAGTACCGAAACGATACAAGTTAGATTCATGAACAGGGATATGAGTCAAAATCATACCGTTCATTACATGGCTACCTCGAATGTCTCTAAAGAATGGAGTATATTCATCCAATCTAAAGATATCGTGGTTACCTTTAATCAATACCTTGTCACCGTTCAAACGATGCATAATCTTCAAAGCCTTACGGTTGATAACAACATCACCCAAGTGATAAACTTTATCACCAGGACGAACTGTGTCGTTCCAACGCTTAACCATTTCCTCATCCATTTCTTCTGGATCAGTCCATGGGCGAATCTTAGTAACGCCATCGGCTTCGGTGAACTTACATACACCAGCGTGACCGAAGTGCGTATCACTTGTTAAGAATATTGTTGACATAAAATCACCTCACATTATACATTAATTATACCTGAGTTCTGATTAAAAGTCAAGCATTAAATTTGGCGGAGACGGTGAGATTCGAACTCACGGAGCCTTTCGACTCGCCTGCTTTCTAGACAGGTGCCATAGACCAACTCGACCACATCTCCATAACTGGTGCGTCCTGAGGGACTCAAACCCCCATCACAGGTTTCGTAGACCTGTATGATATTCAGTTTCACCAAAGACGCATATACGACAGGTTAGTTTGTTTGCAGTGGGAATTGAACCCACAAACGTTTTCTTGGAAGGAAAATTGTCAACCATTGACAGTGCATTATTTTTGCTGTAACTAACCTAAAACTGGTGCGGGTGGAGAGAATCGAACTCTCAACTAAACGTTGGCAACGTCTGATTTTACCATTAAACTACACACGCATATTGGTACCTCGTGACGGGATTGAACCGCCGACCTTCTCCTTGTAAGGGAGTTACTCTACCGCTGAGTTAACGAGGCATAAAATTGGTGGGGACTGTGGGATTCGAACCGCACACAAGAACTTTTACAGAGTTAGAGCTTTAGGATTGCGGAAACAATTCTACAGACAGAATTGATTTTTTGCTATGCTATGCTACCATTACATCAAGTCCCCATTTTTCTGAAACACATTCTCTCCGTCAGGGGGATTTTCATCGCGCTAGTTAAGCTGCTTCGTTGTGTTCGCCCTGCTAACAATGCAGCTGTCGATACAACCAATGACGAATATGCTTCAGAAAAATGACACACAACTTATCTCATTATACTCCGTGTGTCAGGGAGAGGCTTTGGTGCGTCGTGACAGACTCAAACTGTCTTCTCATCGGTTAAGAGCCGAGGCTTCATCATCAAAGTTTACAACGCATATTTGGTGGAGACCGAGGAAATCGAATCCTTCTAGACATCCTCCTTGCAAGGGAGAACCGTAGCCCACTACTGTCCCCAAATATCTGGTCTCGGATGGAAGAATCGAACTTCCGACCCATGGTCCCAAACCACGAGTTTTACCACTAAACTAATCCGAGATAAAATCAACAGGAAGGTTTTTGTCGCTAGACAACCATAGTTAGCTTTTGAATTGCTGAACCCTTCCTAAAACTGGCGATGCGTGGGAGAATCGAACTCCCATCTACGGATAGACAATCCGCGATAATAGCCATTATATGAACGCACCTTAACTGGCTCCGTGTGTGAGGATCGAACTCACCTAATCATTGATTAACAGTCAAGCCCTTGCACCTTGCTTGGGTTTCACGGAATAAATTGGAGTACCATACGGGTTACGATCCCGTCTAGTCACCTTGAAAGGGTGATGACCTCACCAGAAGTCTAATGGTACATATACAACAGGATCCGCTTTTTTTCATAAACAGTGAAATTTTGAATTGCGGTAAGGATCCTAAAAATGGTCAGGGTAGCAAGAATCGAACTTGCGCTACAAGAGTCCAAGACTCGGCGACTACCATTATCATATACCCTGATTGTTTTGGCGGATAGCAGAGGAGTCGAACCCCATCCCATTTCTGAGAACCGAGTTTTCAAGGCTCGTCGCAGGACCAACCCCGCTGCATTACTATCCATATTTGGTCCTCTCGAAAGGAATCGAACCTTACGTCTATCGCTTATCAAGCGAGTGCTCTACCATTGAGCTACAAGAGGAAATTTGGTGCCTATGAGTGGATTCGAACCACTAACACATGGATTTTCAATCCACTGCTCTACCATTGGAGCTACACAGGCATAAAAATTCTTAGGGGTGAACAATGGGTAACGATCCCATACTACGACTTTCACAGAGTCGGGTGCTACCACTACACTATGCCCACCCCTAAGAACTTTTGGTGGGTCTACTCGGATTCGAACCGAGAGTCTTACTGGTTAAAAGCCAGATGTTTTTGCCGTTAAACTATAAACCCAGAGGAGTTTGATTTTGTGCTTTACGCATAGCCTTGTTAGACTTACGATGAACACCTGCTTTACGGAAAAGTGCTAGTCGAACGAAGCAGTTACGTTCGCGCACGGTTTGTTTTCGTTTCATAACGTCTCCTTGTTAAACTAATTACCAAACAGAAAGATACTCCACAGGAGTCGAACCTGTCAACCTCTGAAACCAAAAGCTGTAATCCGCTACATCGGCTTGCGCAAGCCTTTGAGTATATTTCTGTTTGGCACCCGAGACAGGTATCGAACCTATGCTAGTTGAGTCAAAGTCAACTGTGCTACCATTACACCACTCGGGAACATACACTCAGTGAATCAGCGAACGTCATCACTGAGTGTCTTAAAACAGAATCCAAATTTTTAAAGAACAATTCAATAGAGTAATTATACCCTATTTCTGAATTAAAGTCAAGAACTATTTTCACAATTAGCAAAAAAGTTTTTCAACTTCAACTCATCAGAACACGTATTATAACGTAGAACTGAAATTTAGTCAAGCATTATCTTGACCCTAAAACAAAAAACCCTCGAGACTTTCATCTTCGAGGGCTTTGGTAAAGAGAGGAGACGTATCGTTACATCTACTTACCAAAACCCCCAGTATCGCTTTCAATCGCATAACCTGAGCCTTCAACTGTAAACTCTGGGCGTGTGCAATTCCATACAGCTTGCGGTAGCTGTTTATGCAAATTGGAATTTAACACTATCGAGTTCATACAGTAATTATACCCTTTGGTTGATTAAAAGTCAAGCATTATCTGCTAGACAGAAGCAAGAACTTTCTTACTTCAGTTACTTATTTATAACAATTATACCTCGACTTTGATTAAAAGTCAAGGTTTTTTTGCTCTTTCTGCAAACTATTTGCATCAGTCCATCAGGACATAGTCATTCTTACTCACACCGCACTCAGGGCAGTTGACTTCATCAGGTAGGCTGAGCCAATCTGATTCGTTGAGTTGATGACCACAGACTACACACACGTAGATACGTTCTTGTTGTTCAGACATTATAGACCCTCCAGTACTTGCTTGTATGCATTAGCGTGACGCTCTTCAACCTTCTTCAAAGCATTGAAACGCTTCTCTGCTAGTGCGAGAACTTTACGGAACTGCTCAGCATGTTCCTTTGATTCAGAGATTTGCTCTTGGAATTCAGTTACGGCTGTATGACCTTCTTGCGCAGCGATAGCTTCGTAAGTTGGATACATCACAGTGAACTCATGAGTCTCACCCTCAATGGCTAGTTCCAAACACTTACGTGTATTTGGCTTACCAATTAACAATTCCAAGTGACCCCATGCATGGAGAATTTCTTGATCAGCTGTATGCTCAAAGTGCTTAGCAACTTCCTCGAAACCCTCGGCGCGAGCCAACTTGGCAAAATAGCGGTACTTGATATGAGCCATAGACTCGCCAGCTAGAGCTGACTCAAGATTTTTTAGTGTTACAGACATGTTATACCTTTTCAATATCAATGTTACATTTCTTCAGGAAATCCAAACCCAGTTCATCACGGTAGGTGCTACGATAGTAGACCTTCTTGATTCCAGCGCCATAGATTAACTTAGCGCAGTGGATGCAAGGTGCGTGAGTACAAAATAGGTCGGCACCATTACCTCGCTCGCCATCGCGAGCCAACTTACTGATCGCATTAGCTTCAGCATGAATCACCTCATCCTTTGTCTGGTTACGAATCACATCGCCGTTGTCGTCATGGATGTTTTCTTCACACACGTTAGTCCAACCAGCAGGTGTACCGTTGTAACCGATCGAAACAATACGGTTGTCTTGTACGACAACCGCACCGACTTTCAATCTAACAGCACTGGACAACTGAGCGAAACGCTCGGCTGTATCCATAAATGCATCTACCCACTTTTGTTTCATTAGCACTTCTTTTCTTTTTTACACTGATCTTCAGTATGAGTACCGCCACCTGAACGAACAGGGGTCGGTGTACGAACTGGAGTTGGCGTATAAACTGGTGCAGGCTTAGCACTAGACGTATGCGAGCTAGACGAATGGCTACTTGAATGACCAGAACTATGTCCGCCACCTCCATGACCACCTCCGCCTTTGGCGAATGCTACACTGGCTACACACATAACAACTACAGCTAAAACTTTTTTCATCATTTAAACTTTACAACAAATCTATCAATCTTATCCAAGTCTTCAGTGGCAACGCTGAACGTCAACACAACATACTCAGTGGCTTTAGGGTCAATCACTACACCCTTGGATGTAAACTTATACAAGTCAAGTGAGTCGTAGAACCGAAAGGTTTTCGGAGTCACTTCATTATGACCGTCCATACCTACAACCTGTACATTGACCTTGGAGTAAAAACTAGGCAGGTCAAAGTAGCCACCCATCTGTTGTAGATCGTTGTAGTCAGCCAACCACTTAGGGTTGTACGACACAGTACCATTCATAACAACAGTTGTGGTGCCACGTTTGTTTGTGTACATAACCTTTGTTGGGTGAAAGGCGATAGCACGTTCACGGTTATCAACCAACTGCTTGGCTTTTTCCAGAGACGCTTCATTAGCTGCGCGACTCTTCAACTCTTGGCGCATATCAGCTGTAATAGCCAAAGTGTTTGTAGCCATCTCATTTGTACGAGGAACCACGTCAGCTTTGATCGTTACAGTTGTAGCTGTACTTTGTATCACGTCATACTTACGAATGACACCACCGTTGTATTGTGTAATCTTTTCAGAGAACATTCCATTACGAACGAATGAGTCACCGTGAACCCAAGCGCCATTGACCTTATCAAGAGCAACGACCTTGGCGTTCAGTAGAGCTTCCTCAAAGTTCTTACCTTCGCCTGACGCAATAACGTCAAGAGCAAAAGCCTTTGAGCTGATTAACAGGGCGAGTAAGAACAGACGACGCATATTAGTAACCCATTGATGAACGAACTTGACGAGCAGCTTTCATAGAACGGTGGTCAACCATTACAGTCACGACCACATACTTCTTATCTGAGCTCAGCTTGCGCTCTACAATGTAGACACCCTTAAGAATACCGTTGGCTTCAACGGCGATCTTCTCAGTGATTTCAGAAGCAATGTTTGAAGCACGTTGCTTGGCGTTCTCATCTTCCGATGTAACGTTCTTAGCTAGAGCCTTGGTAATTGTATCTGTAGTCTTGGTGGACTTCAGGTCTTGGTTGATAAACTCAACGATGTTACGTTTGGCTCGCATAGTAGCCACGTTCATACCTTGTTCCAGACCAGCGTCAATGTCGATCGGCACAGCGGATGTAGCAGACGACTTGAGAGACTCCCAGTCACCTTTGTCGTTGAACGTTACTTCAACGCGACCGAAGTCTTGGGTAAACTTAGCAGCTTCATCGGTGACCTCGCTCTTCAACTTAACTGAGGAACAGGCGGACAGGGCTAATACAGCACAAACAAGAATCACTTTTTTCATAATCACTCCAATGTCAAAGAATAAACAACTGTGTCAGGCTTCTTATACAGAGCCGTTACCTTCTCCCGCATAGCAGGATCAGATAGCTTTAAACCTAGACGCTCAGGTGACTTAGGGTCAACTTGAGCGATAACGTTTGATACAACCGAAGTCGCCTTCGGCTTGAACTTAGCAAAGTCAGCTTCAAACTTGGACCATTCGGTATCGAAGTCCAGAGCCATAGCGTTCGTTGCTACTAGGCATAACACAATCGCAGGTTTCATAATATAATCTCCATAAGTCAATTATACCTGACATTGGAATTAAAGTCAAGAAGTTTCTTGGACTTTTTCAACCTTTTTTGAGGGAGCTGGAGGGATGAACCCAGCCGATTCCACCAATTTACGAGTGATTTTTGGGTACAGTTTGTGCAGTTCCTGGTCTTTCACAGCGATCAACATTTTGGCTTCTGTAGGGTGTACACCTTCCAAGAAACTAATGAACAAGCCTTCACGTTTGATAGGCTTCAAGTCAGCACGACAGAACACGTACAAACGGCGAAGTTCAGAGAACAAGTTCGTCGGGGTCATACCCATAGGTTCAGCGGCAGGTTTGAACGGTGGTTCACCTTCTGGAAGAATAAACTTCTTCTCAGGGAGGAATGCGTATTCAAAGATAATCTTCAAAGCCGCATCGGTTTTATATTTCTCAATCGCTTTTGGATCAGCATTAATCTCATCCAGCATAATGGTTACATATGTTCTCATTAAAAATCTTCCAAATCATCTAACAATAAGCGGCAACGTTTCTCGATCAAGTAGTTCATGATCGTCATCTTGTCACCAGAGGGTTTGCTATTTAGGTACGCCGTCACGATTTCGTCAGACACATCCTTAGGAATGTAAGCAAAGTCAACCATGCGGATATTTCTATCCCAGCGAGTACGCTCATCGTCAGAACGACAAGCATCACGACCGAGTTCTTTAAACTCAGCGAGGCGTTTAGCTGACACTGGCTTCTGACGTTCACCGATGACTAATACATCATCAGCTGATAGTACGTTAGGCACACCGTCACCAGAGTCGCCTTTGGCAATGTGTTCAAGCATCCACTCTTTGATCTCAGTCTTGGAGCCTGTAATGAACTTCTTAACCATCGGAGACCATTGCTTAACGTCCCACTCAAGTTGGAGTTGTTTGAAGTCTTTATCAGACGATACAATGAGAACCTTCTGAGCCTCTTCCATCAAACCAACTTGAGTCAGTTCGTTTTCCTGTACATACTTAGTCAGCACAGCTACAATGTCGTCAGCTTCAGCACGGTCTACGTGGATAACCTTGTATGGGAAATACTTGGCAATGTCTTCACGCATTTCGGTCAACGTATCGAAGATGAGCTTCCAATCCAAGTCGGATGCCTCACGAGCCTTCTTACGGTTGGCTTTGTAGTGAGCAAAGAATTCTTTACGCCAGTACTTACGACCATCACAAGCAATGACCACTTGACCATATTCTTTATGGTACTTCTTCTTGTATGATTTGATAGTGGATAGAACAACGTGACGAATCAGGTTCTTCACTTGTTCAGTGTCACCCTTCAACTCGCGTTGGAAAGTCAGGATAGCAGCCAGAGATACCTGACTGTAGTCAATAAGAATCATTAAAACGCTCCAAGCAAGATACATTCTTCGTTAATACGACCGTTCGGGACGGATGGTTTTGTCTTCAACGTTTTGAACTTAGCGTTCAGGGCACGTTTACCCAGAGCAAGACCAGCGAAGAAGTCTTCAGGCTTACGCAGCGTCATAGACTTAGACTCAACGATGTCGAATCCAATCACTGACGTACCTTTAACAGCCAAACCAGTGGCGGACTTGTACACTTGTACTTTACGGTACTTTGTGTTGTACACCCACAACTCATTTGCTTCGATAATTGTCTCAGGCTTCACTGACTTCAATTTGAGCTCAGCGAATTCCTTCATGTATTTGACCTTGGCGACTTGCTTAGTCAACGGCACGGGCTTACGCTTACGTGGAGCACGGTTGACCTTGGCAGTCTGAACTTGTTGGTTACAATCATTGACGATAGACTCAACAAACTCAGCGAACTTCTTGAGTTCACGTTTGGTGAAGTGAGAGTAACCTTCAACCAACTGCTTGTCTTGACCTTCAAGGGCTTCACGAAGTTCTTTAGCAGTACCCACAAACAGTTCACCGATGCGTTTAGCAATGGGCGCTGTAACTAGGTTAGCAGCCAAATATGTCTTAGTGGAGAAGTCAGACTTCTTATTGATAGCGAAGTCGTCGATGGCACCTTCAATCTCACCAGCCAACTCATGGGCTTTGTCTTCCATACGGTCTTGAATGGATGGGGTGTTAGTAGGTGCGGCAACCTTCTTGGCCACGATAACCTTCTCAACCATCTTACTGATAGCTTCGATGCGCTCTTGTAGGAAGTTGAGTTCTTTTTCTTGTAACTCTGAACCACCAGCCAAAAGGCGAGCAAGGATACCAGCGTGACGGAATTGTGTCTCGTCAATCTTCAACATGTGAGCTGCAGTCTTTTTATCAGTCTGAGCTACATGGGTGATGAGCCACTTTTTCTTTTCTTTGTCGTCGTGACCGACGTTGTAATAGTTCAAAGCGCGAATCAAATCGGCGCGATATCGAGAAGGGTCAAGTTGAAACTCAACACCTTTCGACATACGGTTGGCTTTTTCAATCAGGGCTTGTCGTTTTTGGGCTGTAGCCATAGGAATTCTCCTCAAGTTATACAACTATTATACCGTATCCCTGATTAAAAGTCAAGGCTTATCTTGCGGCTTTGGACGAGTGATTTCATCATAGAGTTCAACGAACTCTTCGTGGTCAGCCTCGACTGTGGCAAGGTTTTGCTTGTGATAGGTTTTAGCAATCTTGTTGATAGTCTTCTTAGGGATTTTAAATTCGTCGGACTTTTCTTTCACAGTCTCGCGAATCAAATCACGTTCAGCTTCAATACGCAACATGGAGTTGCTGATTTCTTGGATAGCGCCGAAGAACTTCTTGCGATCGGCTTCATTGGAGAACTGAGCCATTACTTACCAACCTTCACTGTTGACTTCAAAACGCTAGACAACAGTACAACTGCGACCCAAGTTTCAAAAGTGTATGGAATGACCAAAGCGGGGAACAAAGTGTTCATAGCCCAAATGGTCGCGAATGGACCAAATACAACTAATAGAACCACAAGGGCGATGATAATCAGAGCTTTCATAATATTTCCTTAGAGTGAAAGGGTTACGGATTTGATGGAGTCCCAGCGGAAGCTTCTCCATTCTTGGATTGTGGTGTCAAAAACGCGAACTGCGGATCCAGAAGTCTGGCTATTTGTCTCTTTCGCCACAGGCTGTTTGTCTGTTGGGATGAGGGATTCGGAGAGCGTACATTGCATCTCTCGTTCGGTTCCATCTTTCTTTGTGAAAGTAACGCACACAGGTCGTGATCCATTATGGAGAGCTCCTTTAAGCCAAGTTTGAAATTCAGGGTTGTTCGGTTGGACTTGCATGTTCAATTCCTTCATAATATGTAACAAGTGGTTTAAAAAATTCTAAAAATTCAGGCTTATCAAAGAACAGTTGTGTCTTTGATGTGTGAGGACCATATACCTTTTCAACGGTCACCATAATATGACCTTTGGGTACTGGAATTTCCTCGATATGTAATTTAGTTGCTATCATTGTATAGTTTCCCAAGTTGTAAATGGTGTGACCTCAGAAGCAAAATCTTCGAACAAAGCATCTTCAGCTTCAAAGATTTCGTCCAAGGTAACGTGTTCGACGCCAATCTGACCTTCTAGGACAGCCGCCAATACTAACGCACGTTCTTCAGTCATGTTTTAAGTATAACCTATGTGTTGATAAAAGTCAATTTTTCTTTTGAGCCTGAACTGACCAGTAGAGTGGCCAGAACGCAGCTGAGAACATACCACCGAGGGCTTTGATTCCAACTCCATTCTCAACCGTGTAAGTTTGACCCGCGAACTCTCGAACTTCAATGTTCGGTGTCTGATGGAACGCATGTCCAAAGGTAAACACACCTATAACCACGTACATCAAAAGGTACGAAAAAGGGTCGTTAAAAAAGTTCTTCATTCAAATTCTCCAGTAGGTAACCAAACACCATCCAAACTCAGGTAGCC